TCCTGCAATAGAAAAAAACTTCTTTGCATTCAATCAATCAACAAAGCCGATGAATTTTGCAGAAATAAAGCAAGATGAAAGAATTGTCATAGGTGCTGCAATGATTCCAAACTTAAAGATATTCCGACTTAATGAAGAAACGGGCGAAGAATATGACATCTTTTTCAGTAAAGAAACAATTGAAAAAATTGCAGTAAAATTTTTTGAAAAAGACTTTCAAAGAAATTTTAATTTAATGCACGACCCAACACAAACAAAAGACGGTGTTGTTTTCTTTCAATCATTCATTAAAGATACTGCAAAAGGTGTGCAAGGGATGGCAGGAGATTACCCCGATGGGACTTGGTTTTTAGGTGCAAAGATTAACAATGATGAAGTATGGCAAAAGATTAAAGACGGCGAAATTAAAGGTTGGAGTGTTGAGGGTAATTTTAATTTAAAGCCTGAGAAAATGAATATGGAAAAAGCACTTGAACTAATTGAGAATATTTTAAGTGACATATAATTTTTAAAAAATAGTCTTTATTATTAAAGAGATTATTTTTTATGAATATTCAAGAACAAATTAAGGCGAAATTCGATGCAGTAAAAAAGATTTTACTTGCAGTTGAAACACCACCAATTGCAATGCCTGAGAAAGTTGAGCCAGTTAAAATGGCTATGACTGAGTACACTCTTGCAGATGGAACTGTTTTAAGCATTGATAATTTAGCTGTTGGCGGTGCTGTTATGAATGGCGAAACAGTTGCAGCAGATGGAAGTTATACATTGCCAAGTGGTGATGAGATTACTGTTGTAGGTGGTATGATTACCGAAATGACACCAGCAGCAACTGAAGCTGTTGAAGCTCCTGAAATGGAGATGAAAAAAGAAGTAGTTGCAATGCAATCACACATCAAAACTTTAGAGGTTAAATTATCTAAGTTTGAAAGTATTGAAGCACGTTTCGCTTCACAATCACAACAAATCGAAAGTTTGAAAGAAGTAAACAAAGAATTGTTTGCAGCCGTAGAACTTATGTCAAATCAAAGCGTTCAAACTCCTTTGGAGAAAGAAAAATCATATCAAGATTTATCAGCTTTTGAAAAGTGGAAAGCACAAAATAATGTAAATTAATTATGGCAAAAGTAAACAAAGAAGCATTTGTAAATCCTTTTGAAACTGGTATTAATTACAAAGCATTTTTAGAGGCTATTCCCGAAAAAATAAGCGTTAAAGATTATTGCAAAGGCAATCTTTCAGATGAACAGATTGAGTGGTTAGAAAACGATTTAAAACATTACAATAACAATTTAAAAAACAAATAAAATGGCAATAAGCTATACTTCAGTTGACATTAGAGGTCAAGCGGTAGCTCCGATAATAGCTGAAATTCTTTATGCAAACAAAACCTTAGAAAAAGGTTATGTTGTATTCAATGACAACATCAAAGCAAATACTATCATTAGTGAAAATTCTATTGATGTAACTGCTCAACTTTATACAGGTGCTGCATTGAGTTCAAGTGGAACAATTAACTTGCTTGATAGAGCAGTAACGCCTATTAAGTTGGAATACAAACAAACGTTCTTAGAGGAAAGTTTGAGAGCAGGTCGTTACAATCGTACAATGAAGCCTGGGGCTTGGTACATTGATAGTAATGAGTTCGCAAGTGAAGTTCTTGCAATGGTGGGCCCAAATGTTTCAGAGGATGCAGAAACTAAGTTTTGGGGTGCTATCACTTCGGCTACAAAAACTGCAATCGCTGCATTAACTCCTGGATCTAGTCAAGGTTCAATGACAGCAGCAACGCAGACAGCAGTTGCAGCATTAACAGCAGGACTTGCAGGGTTAGATGGTGTATTTGCAAAGATACTTTATGATGGTGGTGCTTTAGGAAGCTACATTAAGGTAACAGGTACAACTGTAACAAGTTCAAACATCGCTGCCGAATTTGCTAAAATTTACGCTGCAATCCCTGCAAACATTTTAGAGAATACAAGAGTAGGTGCTGAGTGTGTTATCTATGCTCCGAGAGCTTGGAAGCAATTGATTAAGATTGCTAACAATGCAGTAGGTGCAGCTCAACAAGTTAACTTCTTGGTAGAGGGTAGCGGAGCAACTGAAAAAATTTCTTACAACGGTGTAGAGGTATTATTTGTTCCAGTACCTAACAACTTAATGGCTTATGCAACTGCAAAAGATGCTATTAGTTGGAATACAGATTTAGTAGATGACATCACTCGCTTTGAGGTTGGTAAAGTAGCGAATGATGGTGATACTAAGTTTGTAAGAAGTATCTACACAATGGCTGCTCACGTTACAAGAGCTGCAACAGGCGTTCTTTACGGAGGATAAGATATTAAATAATTAAGGGGGTTTGAAATATAACCCCTTTTTAAAACTTAACAAAATGGCGTGTGCATTAACACAAGGATATACAAGAGATTGTGCAGATAGTTACGGCGGTGTCAATGTTGTTTATGTGATGGAATTTGACAACGCAACAACTATTACTGCAAGTGCTGGAATAGTAACAGGAATTACAAAAGCAACAGGCAAACAGTTTAGAAAATATGAGTTAGTTGCTCATACTGCCGAGGGTGACGAAGTAAACACTCGCAGTCGTGAAATGGGAACAAATGAGGTTAAACAAACTTTAAAGTTTCCTATTAACAAAATGACTGTTTCAGTAAGAAATGAGTTGATGCTATTAAGAGAACAAAGACTATTATTTGTTCTTATTGATGAGAATGGTTTAGGTTGGTTGTATGGCAAAAACTACGGTTTAAATTTGGCAACTGCAACTACTAAAACAGGCGTTAAACTTGCCGATAGAAACGGTTATGAGTTAGTGTTTGAGGGTGAAGAAAAAGAATTGGCTTACAACGTTAATGATGCTACAATAGCAACTTTATTAACAGCAGGGGCGTAAATTAGTAAATATACTTTTAAACAAGGCGTGGCGATAAATAACGTCACGCCTTTTTTTCATAAATGATACAACTTAATAAATCAAATAGTAGCGAAAGTATTTTAGTAACTTTGAATGAAAGTTCAACAATTACTACTGGCTATTATTTATTTGTATTTACACACACAACTACAAAGGCAATCGTTAATAAAATATTCGCATTAACTGATGATATTAGCAGCTATAAAACTAGATTCAATGAGTTTTTAATTAATACATCAACTACATTTGCATCTGCGAAAGTTGGGCAATATCAATATCAAGTTTATCAACAAACAAGCTCAACAAATACTAACGTTACAGGGCTAACAATGGTTGAATGTGGAAAGATGGTTTTAAAGCAAACTGAATCTGATATTTATACCAACGACACGCAAACAACATCATACAAGACTTATGGCAACTAAACCACAACATAAATTCATTTTCGATACTGCAAAGATAAAATTTGCCGATAGTGTTATCCCTACTATTAACAAATTTAGTGGCAAAAGACATATCAAATTTGGCAGTAAAGACGATTACCCTAAATACTTAACTTACCTTTATAATAAGTCTGCTATTCACGCTGCTATCGTTAACGGCAAAGCAGTTTATATTGTTGGCAATGGTTTAGCTCCAGAGGATGAAAATAATTTAGTTGCTACTGAATTTTTAAAGAAAGCAAACGAAAATGAGAGTTGGGATGAAGTAATAAAAAAGGCTGTAATTGACATTGAAAAGTATGGGGGTTTTTATTTGCAATGTGTGCCAAAGTTGGGAGGTGGTTTTAACTATTACAATCTTACTTATATTAATTGTCGAAGCAATATTGAGGGGTCGGAGTTTGGATATAGAAAGGAGAATGTTTATGGCACTTACGAAGATTGGAAATATTATCCATCATTTAATACAACAAACAAAGAAGCAAGTATATTTTTCTACAAAGAAAATAACGGCTCTGTATGTTATCCTTTACCAAGTTGGGTAGCGTGTGCAAATTGGATTGAAAGCGATATTGAAGTAAGCAAGGCAACGCTTACAAAGGCATTAACAGGTTTTAGTGCAACAAAGATGATTACATTTGTAGGCGTTCAACCTACTGAAGAAGAGAAAGGAATAGTAACACAACGAATTAAAAACAAGTTTAACGGGAGTGAGGGTGAAACAACTTTAATAAATTTCGCAGTTGATAAAGAACAAGCTCCATTAGTTGACGATTTAGGGACAAACGATTTAACAAAAGAAGATTTCACAGCCATTGACAATTTAATTACATCCAAGGTTTTTGCAGGTCATAGTGTTACACACCCTTTATTATTTGGTATTCAACAAGCAGGAAAATTAGGCAATAGCAGTGAATTAAAGATTGCATTTGACATTTTTAAAAATACTTACGCAAACAGCAAACAAAGAACTATTGAGAAATTAGTTAGCTATTTTGCTTCGATTGCTGGTGTTCAATCAAAGTTTAAGTTAAAAGATATTGAGCCAGTTGGAGTTGAAATTGATGCAGCAACAATGCTGGCAGTTGCTCCAAAAGAATGGATAACAGATAAGTTAGGAATAGATAAATCTTATTTTGAAGTTAATCAAAGTCAAGGTGCTAAACAAGTTATCAATGCCTTAAATAGTTTAAGCCCATTAGTAGCTAATAAGGTTCTTGAAAGTATGGCAGAGGATGAGATTAGAAGCCTTGTAAACTTGCAACCTAGAAGTTCTGTATTAGATATTAATGGGATGCCAATAGTTACACCTACTGCAACTACACCAACTGCAATGACTAATGATGCACTTGTAAATCTTACAGGCAGACAACAGCAAGGCTTACTGAGAATACTTAGGCTATTTAATCAAGGCAAGTTAAACAAAGCACAATCAGCAATACAGCTTAAAGGATTTGGATTTACAGATGATGATATAAATAATTATTTAGGCGTTGATGATAACCCTGCAACGATTGATACAAAGTTTAGTAGTGATGATGATTTATCTGCAATGTTTGAGGCTTGTTTTGAATTGGCGAGTGATTATGAAGTGATAAAAAAAACTCCGATTTCTCAAGATGAAAATTTTGAGTTTCGTTTGATGTTCGATGCACAAACAGAACTTGACGAAAACGAAAACAAGGTTAAAGATTTATTGCAATTAGATCCTAATTTAACAGCCGAAAATGTAGCAACTACATTAGGATTAGATGCTGCTTTGGTAACTTCTATTATTGCAGGATTAATAGCAAAAGGAATAATTGAGCAAGCTGCAAGCGGTGCGATAAAAGTAGTCATTAAAACGCCAAAGGTTTCACTTCCCAAAATATTAATTCGTTATTCTTACGAGAAAAGAAATGATGTTAGTGGACCAGATTTGTTGCCAACATCAAGACCGTTTTGCAAGAAGTTAGTAGGAATGAGTAAGCAAGGGAAAATGTGGAGTAGGGTTGCAATACAAAACATATCTCAGGCAGTTGGTTATAATGTATTTGAGCATAGTGGCGGTTTCTTCAATAACAACGGCAATATCGAATACCAATGTCGCCACGAATGGGTTGCTAATGCAGTAATTAAAAAAACTAAGTAAAATGAGCAGTAACGCTTTATTAATATCGCCGAAAACATTTAAGGATAGAACGCCAGCTCACACAAATACTGACGATAAACTAATTTATCCCATTATTAAAGTAGTGCAGGATTTTAGAGTAAGAGAATTATTAGGTAGTGCATTATTTGCCAAAATTCAAGACGGTGTAACTAATGCCAACTTATCGGGGGATTACTTAACTTTGCGAGATAGTTATTTGATAGATGTAATGATTTGGTTAGTTATGGCAGAAATGCCAGATACCTTGCAGTATCAATATGCAAATGTGGGTGTTGTTGTAAATAATGCTGACAAGACACAAAGTGTTGATGTTGCCAAATTGAACGAATTAAAAAATAAGTACAAATCTTATGCTGAATTTTACATTAAGGCAACAATGCAATATTTAAGAGAAAACGCAAAAGCAAAGTTTCCTGAGTATTTAGCAGTTATAACTACACTTGATGGAGTTTCGCCAACGGCAACAGCTTACACTTGTCCTATTTACTTAGGTGATGAAAGTGATTACCCTTATGATAATTACAGCACCAGGAGAAGAGATGCAAACAAAGGAATTGTAAATAACAATTATCAACTCAATAACAATGTCTAAAAAAGAAAGTAAAAAGAACGTTGAAAAATTAAAAATATTTTTAGCAAAGCAAAGCAATGACATTAATAAAAACGAAAAAAATAAAGGGGTAAATAAACCAAGCACAAACTTAAAATATTATGACGCTTAAGCAGGTTATACGGAGATTAGAGGGGATAGCAACAGCACACCGACAAATTAAGACTGTATTTGTTGGCGATTTTGACGAGTTCCTTAGCAACGGCGAAATAGTTTATCCTGCTTGTTTTATTGAACTTGCAGAGCAAGCAACAATAAGTAAAGTTGATAGACAAACGACTTACGGCTTTACTATTCATTTCTTTGATTTACTTGATTTGTCGGTCGATAGTGCTGCAAATGAATTTGAGGCTAAAAGTGATTTAAGTAGCATAGCTCAAGACTATATGGCATTGCTAAATTATAGTGAGTATAAAGATTGGGATATAAGCGAAAGCAATCAAATGAAAGTAGCAAAGTATCAACTTGCAGATGTTACAGTTGGGGTTAGCGTTAATTGCAATATTAGCACCCGTTACAATAGCAATAGATGTCAAGTACCTGCTACAGACTTACCAGTTGAAAATGATAATAGTATGAGTATAATAGCTAATCTTATTTATGAGGGTTTAGGAAATGAGGGGACAAGCAAAACCTTTGCAACATTGATAAACAGAACTATATTAATGTTATTTAAAGGAGATAAATTACTAACTGCAACAACAGGAACGCCAACAGTTAATGAGTATAAATTTACAAGCTCAACAGGGTTATTTGAGTTTGGCAATGACATTGAACAAGGGCAATACATACAAATTTTAAATAAAACAAATTAATGAAAAAAGTAGTATTAACTTTTATTTTAGCAGCGATTTCTTTTGTTGGGTTTTCTCAAGACACGACTAAATATTATATCTCAAAAGATTATGGCTGGATTTGGAAACGTGGCAAATTTGATAGCAGTTTAATTTTGCCAAAAGATACAACAAGAAATAAATTAGGTATTGCACAAATAGGGGCAAATTGTTTTGCTTTTAGTGGCAATAAATGGAATTTAATAGGTAGTACAGATACTTCTTTCTTAGTTAGATATTATCGCAAAAATCAAGTTGATAGTGCAATTGCAGCCAATACCCCTACATACGATTTATCGGATATATTAACCAATGGCAATAGTGCAAATAATACAATACAAGTCAATCAAGTAAAGGCTTACAGTAGTGCAGGGCTTAGTTTAAATAGTAATGGTGGAACGCAGATAGCCAACTTAGGGGCAGGTGGTGGCAGCAATGCAACATTCTACGGCTTTACAGGATATAACTCTAATTTAGTAGGTAGTTATACATCAAGGTCATTTACTGATAAGAATTATGTTGATAGTCTTGCTGCTTTAAAATTATCATTAACAGGTGGCACATTATCAAGCAGACTAACAGGCACATCTTTAATTTTAAATAAAGATAGTTTGCCAACGGTAACAGGTAATAGATGGGGATTAGTTGTTGATACATCCAATAGCAATAGAATTTCAAGAAGATTATTACCTATTCAAATTGATAGCACCGAAAGAGCATATACTGATTCTATAATTTATACAGGAGGAACAAGACCTAGCGGAACAACCAATCACACTTACGAATGGAGTAGGAATGGCAGACTTGTAACTTTTAGAATAAACGTATTATTTGGAACTGCGGGGAGCGGAAATACTAGAGCCTTGTTGCCATTCCCATCTGTGATGCCAGCACCATCCACAGTAACAGGATTTACAGTTAGTAATAGTTCTAGAATGATTCCAGTAATAGCCAATGGGGGGAATAACACAACAATTGCTAATTCGCTCCCTAGTGCAATTGTTTACAATGCAGGAACACCAGCTATTAGCGTTGATGCTGCTGCTCAAAATCTGCAAGTAATACAAGTATCAGGTTCATACTTCACCAATAATTAAAATCTATGAAATACATAATTCCTTTACTTTTTATTTTTACATCTTGCAGCAAAAACGATGCAGCTAGAACAGTTCCACAAGATAGCCTTGTTAATGCAGCGGGTGTTATTCGTGCTTATCCTACAACTGTAATAGGTAGTAAAATTCAATGGAAATTCATTGTTGATGCAGACCACGATAAGAACTTCTTTGATAGTGTTGCAGCAGTTCCAAGTGGTGCTATTCGTGTTTATTTTCCTTTGGTAAAAAAGATTAATACTTTTCTTGCAACAGGTGACGAACAACTGAAATACTACCAAATGGGTGCAAGTGTTAATATGACTTATGCAGATTTATTTCTTTCAACTTATGTTACAAATGGGGGTTCTTTGGTTGGAAATAATGGAGTTGGATGGAATAGAATAGGTATGGTTTCAATTTGGGATATTAACCGAGATTCTACAACAGGATTGACAAGGGTTAATATTAAGAACCCAACATTCGTTCCAGTAGTTGCTGATGATTATGCAAAGCTAACAATTACCTACACAGGGACTAATATTCGATTTGTAAGGCGTGTGTATAGTGGTTTAGGCAGTTACAATACAGGCTTTTATTTAACTGATTATTTAGGCAATATTATTAAAGGTAAAAGTGACCCGTTGGATAGGGTTGTTATGGCATCAAATCCGACACAACAAAATGTAAATTGCTATTCAGTTTCGGGCGATAGTTTACAAATTAAAATATTTAATTCAACTGCTAATATTTGGGTTAGTGGTCAATTTATAAAATAGTAATATGAACATACAAGATGCAGGAATAGGGGCAGCATTTGTAGGCTTAATTGGAGTGATTAAATCTTATTTTAATTCTACTCAAAGGCAAAAAATTGCACAAATGAAATTGGAAGCAAATGTTAAAACTGCTGCCGATAAAGTGATAAAAGAAGTTACTATCGAATATGATGAGAAAATAAATAACATTCTCAATAAAGTTGTTATGTTGACTGAAACAGTTGCAAGGCAAACTGAAACAATAAAGCATCTTGAGTCAACATTAGAAAATATTGCTAAGGATTTCAGAATGGTTGTTGCGATAAGTAAAGAGCATATTGCAGATAAGGCTATTGTTGAAATTGTTGATAAAATTGGAATTAATACTAACGAACAGATTGAGAAAATCAAAAAAAATAAAACTTTAAAAGCGATATAATTATGAAAGATAATTTTTTTACATCAATGCTCGGTGAGGGTGGCAAAATAAGCCATAAAAGGTTTATAAGTGTATTGTTAAGTGTAGCAGTAACATTTGTGTTAATATGGGCAACAGTTAAATATAAGGAACTAATTACAGGAATGTATAATAGTGCTTTAATATTTATTAGCGTTATGTCAGGCGTTGCCACAGTTGGGCAAATAGTAGCACTTGTAAAAGGAACACCTGAAACTAAACAAGAAACTAAACAAGATTAATTATGTTTAGAATAAGCAAATATGAAAAAGGCTTTGTAGTTGAAGTGCAAAAGCGTAAATGGTATGGGAAAAAATATTGGGTTGCTTTTCTTTTTTATCTTGCATCAAAAGATATATTTCATTACAGCACTTACGATAATGCAATGGAAGCCTTGTTAAGAAAAATCAAAATTCAAACATTAGAAAATAGTTAATATGTCACACCACATTACAAAGTCACCACCGAATAAGCAACTAATCTACTTAGCTATATTAATTGCATTATTAATATTTATGATTGGGTTGCAAAGTTGCAATTCAGAAAAGAAAGCATTAAAGCCATATAAGGCAGTTAATAGTGATGTTGATACATCTTACAAGGCAAAGAAAATAGAGCTAATAAGTAGGGTGTGTGCAGTAAATTTCCCTATTGAAATTAAAACAGTAGTAAAGGATTCAATCAGAACAAAAGTAGTTAGGGTGCAAGATAATAACCTGGTGAATAAATTGAAAGCCGAACTTGCAAAGAAATGCAAGGATATTAACATTGATAGCATCTATAATGAATTACCTTTCGATACCATTTACATTGACCATTACCACACCAAAACAGTAACGCAAAAAGATACATTAAGCCTTTATAATATGGGTGTTGAAAATAGTAGATTGACTTATTATAACTTACAATTAAAGAATGTAATTCATGATAATAATAAAGATATTGAAAAGCTAAATAAGAATTTAAAATTAGCTGATAAATGGAGAATAAGATGTTTTATATTAATGGCTTTAATTATTTGTTACTTTGGAATAAAAACGTTTAATTTTGTTAGAAGTTACAATATACCTATTTAATTATGCCTAGAACACCAATCAAGCTAACAATAGCTAAAGAATTTCGGCTAAAGTACGGGGCTGAAATGCCAACGGCTAAACTAGCGAGAATAATGTATGAAGAATGCCCAGAAGCGTTTAATAACATTGAGCACGCTAGAACAACATTACGAATGATTGAGGGCAAAATCGGTAAACATAGCCGAAAGTATGTTGCAGACAAATCACTTTTTATAAAAGAAGCAAGAACATCCACCCCTTATTCATTACCTAAATCGGACGAGGAAAGTTTTGAATTATTCCAAATCAAAGGTCATAAAAAAGGTTTTATTATTAATGATGTTCATTTGCCTTATCATTCAGTTTCGGCATTAACCGCTGCCATTGACTTTGCGAAAAAAGAAAAGCCCGATTTTATTTTCATCAATGGCGACTTAGTGGACTTTCACTCAGTTAGCTACTTTCAGAAAGACCCTCGCAAAAAAAGATTTAGTGAGGAACTTGATATTTTGCAGGAATTTATTGCTGAGTTACAAAAGATATTTAAAGGTGTTAAGATATATTACAAGTTCGGAAACCACGAAGAAAGGTATGACAGTTTTTTATATCAGAAAGCCCACGAATTAAAGGGAGTTGAAGAGTTTGAACTAGAAGCAATAGTAAAGAAAAGATGCCCTAATATTAGCATAATAAGGGATAAAAGAATAGTTGTAATGAATGGGTTGCCTTTTATTCATGGTCACGAATTCGGTCGAGGTGTATTCAATCCAGTAAATGCTGCTAGGGGTTTATTTCTACAAGCTAAACATTCAGCAGTTAAGGGCGATTGCCATACATCGAGCGAACATACAGAGCCTAATATTTTCGGTAAGATTATGACTACTTATTCAGTAGGTTGTTTATGCGGTTTAACTCCTAAATGGTTGCCGATGAATAAATGGAATCATGGTTTTGCAATGATTGATGTAAGTGAGAAAGGGAAGTTTAAGTTTAGAAATTACCGTATCTATAATGGCGAAGTTATGTAATATGTCAACTATTATTTGCATAATACTTGACAATGATATAAATAATAACTATGAAAACGTACATAATCTACTTTGAAATATTTGGCAAAAAAATGAAAACTATTATCGAAGCAGATAGTAAAAAAGAAGCTAAACAAAAAGTAAAAGACAAAATAATATTTCATAAAATTATTGGTGAAAATGAGGGTGTAAATGAGGGTGTAAAAAAAGAAAATTTAGACTTAGATGGGCTTAAAGATTTTCTAGGCATACGATGAAATCTGTAAATCAAATAGTACACAAAAAACTTGGCAAACACAAAGCCATAGGACTTGCATACAAAGAAACAGGTATAATACACATAGACGAAAGATTAAAAGGAATACAACATCTGCAAACACTAATTCACGAAATTGTACACATACAAAACCCAAAATGGTTTGAAATAAAAGTTGAAGGACACTCCGCAGAAATGGCTAAATTAATTTGGGATAATAATTACAGAAAAATAGAAAATTAATAAATATAATTTATGACAAAAATTACACAAATTTCAGATGCTTGTATTGACTTAGTAAAGTCATTTGAGGGTTTTTTTAGTAAGCCTTATTTATGTCCTGCAAATGTACCAACAATAGGTTATGGCACTATTCTATATCCTAATGGTAAAAAGGTAACATTACAAGACTTGCCTATTGATGAAAAGAAAGCTATTGAGTTAATGCGATTTGAATTAAATCAGAAAGCAAAGGAAGTTGATGCAATGACAACAGATGCCGTTAATCAACGCCAATTTGATGCGTTGGTATCATTTGCTTACAATTGTGGAAGTGGAGCTTTAAAAGGTTCTACTTTGCTAAAACGTGTTAATTCTAATCCGCAAGACCCGGCTATTAAAGATGCTTTTTTGATGTGGAATCGTGCTGATGGGAAAGTATTAAATGGACTGGTTCGCAGAAGAAAAGCCGAAGCAAAACTATATTTCAGTTAATAACCTTATTGCTACCTTAGCAATGTTCAGGGTGTTTTTTTCATAAGCAGTTACCCCATCTTGTTTCTACTTGACGGGGTTTTGTTTATAGTTTTGAGTTTAAAAATTCATTAGTTAAATCAATTAACTTAATATTTTTACCTCCCCCTATTTCAAAAGAAGATTGTTTGCTAATACCAAATTGTATTGCATCACTAATTACTTTTTCAAGTTCTTCTTTGCTTAAAACATTAATACACTTGCACCTATTATATTCTTTTATTGGATATTCTTTGCCGTTGGCATCAAATACAACGTTGCTAACGTTATCGTAGTATATGGTATTATTTGACATTGATAATTAATTGATTAATGTTGAGTGCTTATATTAGAGAGTTATAAGCCATTTTGACTAACACCCTGCTCTATAAAAGTTGTGATTATCTTCTTCAATTAATCTTTGCAACTCTTTTTCTACTAATTCTACAAGTTTTGAATGATACTTTATTGGTACTCTTTTGCCAATTGCTTTTTTAGGTTCGTCTTTTTTACGACCTGCATTTTTTCTTTTGCCACCAGCAGTTTGTTTTGCCATATCTATAATATCGTTTAAAATATTAGGTTCATTTGTTGTATCAATTATTTATAAAAGTGTTTTCATTGCAGAAAAACTTTATATCCTTGCTTATAATTTTTTACTTCATTCAAGTCGCATAGCTTTTTAGCTTCGATAAAAGTAAAACAAGCGTCAACTGTTTCTTGTTTATCTGTGTCCTTAAAGACATAGTATGGTTTAAGTTTAGGGTGTGATTGTTTTTGTATAAAACAACCTTTAAACCACCATTCGCCATTTTCTATTTTTATTGGTTTTGTAACACTCATTTTTTAATAGTTATTTTTTGCGTAATTATCAACAATAGCAGCAGATTTTAATGCTTGATTTGCCCAAGAAGGATTTTTCTTTGTATCTGCATTTGATTTGTAGGTAGATATTGCTCTTTTTACAATGTTTATACAACTTGAATATCCAGTATTTGTATTGCGAAAAGCATCTACATCAAAAGCCATTTTAGTTTCAATTCCATAGTGTTTAGCAAGGTAATCAACCAAAACTGTTTCTTGTGTATGGGCTAAGTTATCCAAATACAACCACGCTTTATTATACTCTAATTCAGCACTAATCTTTACTAACTGTATTTCAAGATTTTCTATGTTGTTTACTGTGTATTGGTCTGGTATATGTTTCATCTTGTTTTCGTTTAGAATGTAAAGATATATGTATTTTGAATACAAAAATCAAATTTCAAAAATAAATTAAAAATATTTTTTTAGGACACGATAAAAACGGCTTATAACATTTGGTTTGCAGCAAGTGGGGCGTGAGGAATATACATCGGCTTTAGTTCCTTGATTTCCCCACCTGCTTCAAGCCTTTTTCGTTGCAAACTTAAAAAATGACAGAATCCATTTCATAGCAATAGGTTGCGTTAGGTTAGAATGGTAAGTCACTTGATAAATCAACTTCAACTGATTTCGCTTGTTGCAGTTGCTTTGCAATGTATTTCACATTACCTAAGATTGCACCTTTAACACCAGCTTCTCTATCTTCTTTGCTTACGTTTTGAACTACCATACCAATATTACCATACTGGTCAGGTTCATCTTTCATTAAAATAGTTGCATCTAAATAAGTGCCTTTGTCACCTTTGTACAACTTTTCTTTACTAATCTTTGTTACATCTAATTTAATACTAATATTTGTTGCCATAATTTATGCGTAACTCCGCCGAGTTTGGTTATTAAAAATCGTTTTCTGTAAAATTAAAATCGTTGAACTCATCAACTTTATCATCTATCCAATTGCATAGCAAGTAGCCTAAATTTCTAAGTATGTTTATCATAGTAAATCGTTTATATTTTTACAAGCTGTTGAACGTTTCAAATCTTCTACATTAGGTTCAATAACATAATACCAATTATTAACTGGAAGTTTCAAGGTTTTAAAGTTATCAATTATTTTCTTTCGTTCTGAGTAGTTTCTATATGCAGCAGTTCGGCACTTTTCGCCATTATACATAACTGAAATAAAACCATTGATAGCTACTACTTTACTTCGATTCTGTATTGACATTTTGCTTTAATTTTAAAGTGAATTTTGCAACACAATACTCGTTTATTTGATTCATAAGATTAGGTCTATTCCAATAAAAAAAACTTATTTTTTCAGTTGAATTAAAATTGTGTTGATAACAGATGTAATTTTTTGCATCTAAACTCTCGTTTTTAAAATGATCTACTTGCATTTGTAATGTTTATAATTTTGAATAATAAAATTTAATTCATCCTCATACTTTTTTGCAGTTGGGAAAGTATGCTCCATTGACTTGTAAATGGCTAACATCTCTTTGCTTTCTAAATGTGCTGCAACAAATTTAGTTATTGGCATAGGTTGAAAATCTGCCATAGTTAGATTGAGTGCCTGGTTCTTAGTTAAACCTCCTAAGCAATCATTTACTTGATTTCGCCATTGCATCACCTGTAATTCATACTGAGTATGTAAGAATGTTCTAAATTGCAACTCTTCATTTTGTTTTGCTAATTGTGCAGTTTGTTGTGCTAATTGTAAGTTATCCATTTTCAACCTCCTTTATTAATTGCTTTGCAAAGAATATTGAATCTGATACTGGATCGGCTTCGCCATCTTCATAAATTTCATCAAGTAGCAATATTGGCAATAATGCAGCTGCTAATTTAGTTACTTTTCTTTTGTAGAAATAGGCTTTAATTTTCTTAAACATTTGGCAAAGTTTTAGTGTCAATAATATTAATTATTTGGTTCGCTAATTTGAAGCAATATTTTAATTGAACATCATTACAACCGCCAACCCTTGACACTTCAGCAGCTACTAATGCAGTAATAATATCCATTAGTTTAAAGTTATGTCGGCTTTCCATTTCCATTTCATCATCAACAGGTTGAAATTTGCTTAAAATTGTTTCAATTGATAGGCTTGATGTTCTTGCATTAATCGCAGCCATAGTTATTTGTTCGTGTGTGTAAAGTTTCATTTTGTTTAAATTTTAGAGTTTTTGATTAATTGTAATTGTTCTTGTTGTGTTGGTGTTAATTCAAAGGCTTCGATTGCTTCAACAGTTGTTTTATCTGCTTTCAATGCAGCGATAGCTTTCTCAAATCTAATGTCATCAATAGGCAGTTTCTTTGGTTCAATACTATCTGCATCGGCTTCGCTCTCATCAATTAGGAATAAACCGTTTAAAGCGTACTTACGAGCGTAACTGCTTGCCGTTCCAGTTGATTGTTCGCTTGACATTCCTTTATGCTCGGACATTTCAGCAAAGCCATTAACACTTACTTCGCCTATCGCAGCGGTTGATTTTAAAAAGAACTTATTGCCAATAAATACTATCTCATCTGTAATAGTTAAAATAGCTTTATGCTTTAATAATAGTGGCTTTACTGCCTCTAATATCTGCTCGGCAGTTCTGTATTTGTATTTGCCGAATGCGTTATATTTACCTTTTGGTACTTTTAACTCTGTTTGAATTTTTACAAGTGCTTCCATTTTGTTTATGTATTTGGGTTTAATAAATTGTGTTGATATACTTCGTAAACAGTGCTACATACATTTTGGTTAAATGATGTTTTAGCACGTTTAATCGGTTGCTTAGGTCCTGGCTTAGGTTGCCAGTTTCTTTGTTCTATTTCTAACTGAATAGACATTGCAGTAGGTTCGTTTGAATAAAGGTTGTTATCTACTTGCATATATCATCTTGAATGTAACCAGCGATAGCTAGTAAGATTAATAAATAGATTAGTGTTTTAATTTTCATCTTTTTTGATTTTGTTACACAAAGATAGGAGTGTGTTTGATATTATGTAAAATATTTTACGCAATCAGTTGCGTAGATTTATTTTGTTACTAATATCTTTTCCCTTACTGCAACTGTTAAGCTTTTAAATTTCTTCAATACTTCTTTTTTTTCGCTGTCTGTAAGATATGCAGCTACTAACTTTACTTTGTCTTTGTCTTGTTTTTTTGGTCGTGCCATAATTTTTATTTTTGCGAAGATATAATATTTTATAAAATAAAAAAATATTTGTTTGTTTCAATTTATTTTATAGTTTTGCATTTCAACAAAATTTTAAACAATGACAAAGTATTACAAAGCGAAAGTCAAGATTGATTTTTTAGAAACAAACGAGCCACTAAATAAAGTATCTGCTAACAAGTATCAAGGGGTTGACGGATTAGAGTTTAACATTGACGATAGCAATGTTGAAGATTACCCTACTTGGTGCGATTTGATACAACAAGAACGCTATCAGTTACTTGGTGAGTTAATAGATGCAATGATTTATTCACCTGAAGCAGTTATTGAAGTGCAGCAGCTAGTTAACAGTTTTAAAAATCGTGGATTAGTTAAAAGTATTATTAACCCTATAAATATTGAAGATGCTAACAATTACTAAATTCATCCAGCACAAACAAATCAGAAACGAAACGCCTTTCTTAATTTCAAAAGGAGTGGGTTTATGGCAAATAAACGGTGGCATAACTGAGCAAGAAATGGAGAAACTATATCCCATTAATGGAACTGTTCTCAACCGACAAAATAAACATTTTTACAAAGGAGAAAACTGCGATAAAACTAAAGTATGATTTATTTTATAACTGCAATATTAGTTTGGGAAACAACTAAATACTTTGCAAAAAAGATTTGGTATTATTTACACAATAAATTTTAAAAATGAAAAAACAAACAGCCGTTGAATGGTTAATAGAACAATATGTTAATGAAAATTATGGCAACGAAGTAGGAGAACAAGCTAAAGCAAAAGAAAAACAGCAGATAATTGATGAATTAGAAGATGTTTTATATGAAGATGATAAGATTGATTTTGATGATCCTAATTATAGAAAGTCTGTTATAGAATATGGACTTAACAAAGTTAATAACCTTAAAAAACAATTGTATGAGAAAAGTTGAAGTAATAGGATTTAAGATAGCTAAAGAAACTTACCACGAATTCGAAAGCCTTACACACGCTGCTGAGCATTGCAAAGCAGCAGTTGAAAGTATTTATCTTGTATGCCAAGGTAAGTTTAAACAAACGAAAGGTTGGTGCTTTGTTTACAAGTCTGAAAACTTTGCCGAAGAAATACAAAGTAAATTATCGCAACAAACGACCAGGGGCAAATCATCCTGCAAAAAAGTAAAAGTAACTGATACCTATGGCGGAGTTGAGATATACGATAGTGGTTCAGAAGCTGCATCGCTACTCGGAGTTAGTAGAACAACAATTGCACAATGTGCAAACGGCAAACGTAATCATTCATCATTCACTTTTAAATTTATTTAATGATAACAAATCAACAATATCAAGATGCTTTATTATTAATTAAAGAATATAGAAAGCAAAATTTTGTAATACCTACTTATGCTGTTCGTTCAAGTTTATATCCTAATTATTTTATTAGTAAACGTGGTGAAGTTTGGAATGAAAAAGGAGTTAAATTGACTAACCAAATTAAAGTCAATAAAAAAACTGGAAGAAAACAAATTAGAGTTACTTTAAATAGTAAATCTGTAGGACTTGCAACAATTATAGCAACTGAATTTGTACAACAGCCTAATGGATATAATAAGGTTTATTTTAAAGATAACGACCCAACAAATTGCAATTGTGAAAATTTATGCTGGTTAAATAATGAACTTTTTTATATATCAACAAAAATAAAATCTCCTAATTGTCCAATGGGTAAAGGAATGAAAAAAATTTTTGGTGATGCAAAAGTAAATGCTGCTAAAGTTAAGTGTGAATTTTTAAAGAAATATTATCTTAGTGGGAATGAAAAATATTTGCAACAATGTTGGGATAATATAGATTCACAAATGAAAATTAAAGGTTGGGATGAAGTAAAAAGTGAGTGCTATATTTACTTTATTGATAGATGCAAAAGAAAGTCATTAACTGGAAATCCAATTGCTTATATGATAATAATGGCACAAAGGATTTATAAAGGTAATTTTAAAACATTAAACACATCTAAGGCAAGTGAAAGCAGAGTATTAGATGAAAGTCTAATAATACAAAAATATTAAATTAAGCAGTAATACTCATATTTTTATATGAGATTGTCGGAGTGATAACAAAATTTAAACAATATTATTAATCACGCTAAACAAGTATTTCTTGGATTAGTTATTATAAAAATCATAGCGTTGCTAATGTTTCTTTATAGATTGGTACTGTCGATGCCTTATAGGAAAAATGATCCGAGATATGCTGCTTAAATTAATTTAATAAAAAACAAAAATTATGAATTGGAAACAACGTTATAATGAAGCTCATTATAGTAAAACTCAAAGGACTGCTCCCAACTTTGTTAGGGATGGGCATTATACTAATCCAACTTTGCCTAAGTATAAAACAGCTAATGGATTGACTAAGTTAATCTGCAACTTCTTAAACTGGACTGGTAGCAACGCAACTCGCATAAGTTCAGCAGGTCGTTACATTGAAGCTAAGAATTCACAAGGTCATAAGATTGCAGGGGGTGGCACTTATATACCATCTACAACTCGAAAAGGTACAAGTGATATAACTGCAACCTTAAAGGGTCGAAGTGTGAAAATTGAGGTTAAAATAGGCAAGGATAAAGCTAGTGAGTATCAACTTAGAGAACAAGAACGAGAACGAACAGCTGGTGGAATTTATGAGTTCATTTCAACACCTGAACAATTTTTTGAATTGTACGATAAAGTGATAGAATTATGAAAGTATTAAATTTATACGCTTGTTTAGGTGGTAACCGATATAAGTGGACTGATTGCGAAGTAACAGCAGTTGAATTAGATGAAGAAGCTGCAAGATTATATCAAGAACGTTTCCCAAACGATACTGTAATAGTTGCAGATGCACATCAATATTTATTAGAACACTTTAATGAGTTTGATTTCATTTGGAGTTCTCCACCTTGCCCAAGCCATAGTAGAGCAAGATTTGCAAGGCGGGAAACTACATCTGTTGAATATCCTGACTTTAAATTGTATGAGGAAATTGTTTTTTTAGATAATTGGTTTCAAGGTAAATATGTAGTAGAAAATGTTATACCATATTATGAGCCATTAATTCCAGCTCAAAAAAGAGGCAGACATTTGTATTGGTGTAATTTCAAACTTCCACACAATTTGAATGAAAGGCAATGTGCAATTATGGAAAGTAAAGATGAGGTAACAAAGTGGTGTATTTTTCACGGATTTGATTTTAAGCAATATAAAGGCGAACAGAGGATTGACAAGATTGCCCGAAATTTAGTTGATTATGAAGCTGGTTTAACCATATTCAACACAGCAAGAGGAATTATTAATCAAACAAAAAATATACAACAAGAACTTTTTTAATTACCTTAACTTCGCAACAATATTATAATGTGTGGTAGCATTATTAATTAAACTTTTTGGCTCGAAGATTTAGGCAGCGACTACCACAGCACCTAAGTCTGAGAGCCTTTTTTATTTTATGGAATTATTTAAAAAATCAGTAGTGCTTTACTCATTAAAGCAAAAGTGTTTTCACATTGAAAGATTAGAAGATTATATAAGAACTAATCTTCATTCGTTATCAGTTAAATCTGAACCTCAATATTTTTTAATAGGAATTTTTGAAAATGATAATGATGCAAATCAGTATATCGATATTATTTCAAAAAAATTAAAAATTTAATATGGACATCAATCATTTTCACGACCTCGTTAAATTAGGTTTGAAGCCTATCCCTATTCAATGGGATGCAAATACAAAAACTGCAATCAGTCACATAGTTAAGCACTCTGAAATAACAGCAGAGAACTATAACTTAGAACAATATCTAAAGCATATAAACGATGCTAATGCAATAGCTATAAAACTATTTGCACCATTTGGAACGTTTGATTTTGACTTAAAGAACACCGAAAATAAATTAGTTTTTAAAGACTGGTTCAACATTATTGCTGCAACAAATGAAGATGTAGTAAGAAAGATTTGCATCGAAACAACAAGAAATGGAGGCTATCACGTTTATTTTAATTATCCTAAACTTTCTCATAAAATTTCAATAGCTGCAAGCGTAACTGGTGCCGAAGTAATTGCAGTTTATACTGGTGGTTTACTTTCTTATTGTTCGCCAACTTCTGGTTATAATATGTTTCATAATTCATTTGAAGATATTGAAGAACTAACAGATGAAGAATATGATTTATTAGCTTCAACTGCTGCTTTGTTTAATGAATATAAACAACTAGATAATGCAGCATCATTTGAGCCAGTACAGTATCCATTAGAATATGAAACAACTTGCTTGAATTTTGATGCAAATATTCCTGATGAATACTTTGTGCAATTACTTAATGATTTGTCTTTATTTAAGGTAAGGGATTTCAGATATGGTAAAGAACATAAGTTTGTTGCATACCTTAGAAAAGGATCATTAAGTAAATATTCTGCAAAAGTTTATCCAAAGTCTAAGCGTGTGCTTTTATTTACAACATCCCTTGCAGGTTTCCCTAGTTGGGCAGATAATAAAGGCAATGGGGATAAGAGTTGGGTATTAACTCCTAGTAGAATAATTTACTACAAAAACAAACGTGATTGGATTAAAACTATTGAAGAAATTACTATGCTTTGTGACAGCATAGGCATTGAATTAAAACAAAAGGCAATTACTCAACAGCCTGTAATTAAAGACCGATTACAATTCCCTTATGATATATTCCCTGAGTATGTGCAAGAGTACATTAATTGCCATAATATTCAACACGAATACATAGCAGCGTTTATGTTATCATCTTTAGCTACTGCAATAGGCAATACTTGTTTTTTAGAAGCCTTAGACGGATACAAATTAAAGCCTATTATATACTTAGCAGTAGTTGCACACGCTGGAGGTGCAAAGTCACCAGCAATGAAAATAGCATTTGAACATCTACAGCAAGCAGATAATGATATGTTTAAAACTCATAAAGTTAAACTTGCAGCATATAGCGAAGAATTAAGTAACTATGAAAAAGATAAAAAAGCAAACACTAAACCAATTAAGCCAACACTTCAACAAAATATTATAAGCGATGCAACTATTGAAACAGTTGTTAACGTATTGCAATATAATAACAAAGGTTGTGTAATGCTTGCAGATGAGTTAATAGGGTTTATGAATAGAATGAATGCTTATAAGCAAGGTGATGATTTGCAGAAATGGCTTGAAATGTGGGATGGTTCAAGTATTATGTTGCAACGTATGAGCCGAGATGAAACTAAGATAAGCGATTATAGCTGCAATGTTGTTGGTGGTATTCAACCGGGTGTTTTAGAAATATTAAGTAAAGGAGATAATGCTCACAATGGTTTCTATCACAGATTTTTATTTTGTTACCCTGAGCCACAAGCTAAAGCATCATTTGAACAACGTTACAAGCCATCACATTTAAAAGCTAAAATTGATGAATTATTTAGTGACTTAACAGAATATAGGCAAAATGAAAATAAAAGCCATTACACACTATCTAATGAAGCGTTTGAACTATATAAAGCGTGGCACGACTATAAAAATTTATATTATAATAGGGCAACTAGTGATTCGGTAAAAGGTATCGTTGCAAAATATCAATCTTATTGTTTGAGATTTGCTTTGATTATTCAAGTTATTAAAGATGGGCGGTTTCGTTCTGAAATAATTGAGCAGGATTGTATGGAGCGAGCAATTAGATTAACTGAATACTTTTTTGGCAATATGCAAAAAGCATTAAAGATACTTTCACCTGAAAGCCCTATTGATACATTACAAGGTGCTTACTTAAATATTTACAATCAGCTCCCTAATATATTCACAACAGCTAAAGGAATTGAAATAGCTGAAAGTAACAAAATTAAAGCTGCGGTGTTTAAAGTCTGGCTAAGTAGGAAAAAAGAACTATTTAAACAGACAGAAAGAGGCATTTATGAAAAGCTAATTTAACCCCAAGAGGGGTTTTTTTATTACCAAAGTAACAAAATAACGCCAAAGTAACAACAAAGTAACAACACAATGTTACTTTACTTCTCAATGATAGCAAGGGTTTCAGCACCAAAGTAACAAAGTAACAGAAAACATATAGAAATATAAATACTTATTATTATTATATAATATTAGTTTATTACTTATTTACTGCTAAAATCGTGTTACTTTGTTACTTTTTTGAAAATCAATTAGTTAAGTAGTGTTTTATCTGTTACTTTGATGTTACTAATGTTACTTTGTTGATTTATAATGAGTTATTTTTTTTTGGCAGTTTAAAAAAATTATATTTAGTTTTGTCAAGTGATTGAAGCAATATTCAAAAAACTTTATGAAACAACTAAAGCAGATTTATTCCTTAAAAAAAATAGGTGTTGCAATATTGACGATATAAAACAACAGGCATCTTTGAAAATATTGGAGAAAGGAAATGAGTTTATAATCGAACTTGAAAAAAATAATAAACTTGAAGCATATTTTTTCTTAGTTTGCCTAAATTTGTTCAGAGATGAAATTAAGGCATTAAAATATGAGGTTGATATAAACACCTTAGATGTAGAGCAAAATGGCGAATATGAGGAGATAAGCATAGATTTTGATAGGTTAGAGAAAGATTATTGGTATAAAGCAAAGGTTGCACAACAAGTAACAGATGTGAACATAGCAACAATTACTAAATTATCAGATAAAACAGATATTCCATATTATTCTCTTAGAAGAACATTTGAATTAACAAAAAAAATAATAAAAGAAAATGGCGAAAAGTATCTCAAAAGAACTATCATCACCTCAGCAGATTTGGATTGATGAAAATAAGTTTTTAAAAGAAAGGGTTGATATGGGTATTGATGTTCACCCAAGCGAAAGTGATGTTATTATGCTGCAAGAAATTGCACACGTATTCGCACCTAAATTGGATGTTCACGTTAAAGGTTGTCAAGACTGCGTGAATAAGCTGGTTAAATTTGTATTTGAAAAAGTAAATGAGTATGTCAAAGCCTAAAGCAATAGCGACACCTGATGATTTAATGCAGCTTTTTAACGACTACAAAGTGGCTGTTAAAAGTAAGCCTTTTATTATTAAAGATTGGGTTGGCGGTATGGGTAAAGAAGTTGAAAGGGAAAAAGAAAAGCCTTTAACTATCGAGGGGTTTAGAAATTATGCCACATTGCAAGGCAAAACAGTCAATCATTATTTTGCCAATACGGATAACTCATACGAATCATATCGTACAATCTGCCGCACGATAACAGAATTAATACGACAAGACCAAATTGAGGGGGGAATGGCAGGGATATACAACCCATCTATCACTCAAAGATTAAATAACCTTGTCGAGAAAACGCAAACCGAGATAGTTGAACAACCTTTATTTCCAAATGAATAAATTGACATTTCATATTGCATTTTCAAAAATTGGAGATATTGCTAAAATAGGCAACACTTATTATGAGTGTATAGGCGTTGACTTATGGCAAGAATCCGAAAATCAAAAGTATGATTTTTAAGTATGTTCATACGCACCACAGCAATAAACAAAATCCTCAAACTAACTAAATTTGTTCGAGGTGTGCAAGGGGGAACTTCGGCGGGTAAAACATACGCAATATTACCCATCCTTATAAACATCGCTGCTAAAACACCACAAACAGACATAAGCGTAGTTGCTGAATCAATCCCACATCTTAAACGTGGATGCATTAAAGACTTTAAAAAGATAATGTCCGATACTGGTCGTTGGGTTGACACTCGCTGGAACGCCTCAGACTTTAAATATACTTTTGCTAATGGCTCAATGATTGAGTTTTTCTCCGCCGATGTTGATGCTAAGTTAAGAGGTGCAAGGCGTGATTATCTTTATATGAATGAGTGCAACAATATTTCATTTGCTGCTTATAATGAACTTGCAATGAGGACAAAGCAAGGCATCTATTTAGACTGGAATCCTACAAATGAATTTTGGTTTCATACTGAAATACAAAATGATAGCAATGTTGATTTTATTACAATCAACTATTTAGATAATGAGGCTTGTCCTCAGTCTGCAATTGATTTCATTCTAAATGCCAAAGTAAAAGCAGAAACATCTCCTTTTTGGGATAATTGGTTTAAGGTTTACGGTTTAGGTTTATTAGGTTCATTACAAGGTACTATATTCCAATTTACGCAATGTGAGGAAATACCAAAGGATGCAGAGTTATTGGCTTATGGAATGGATTTCGGTTTTACGGCAGACCCTACAACATTAGTGGCTGTATATCGTTTTAATGGCGAAATTTACGCAGATGAATTGATTTATGAAACCAAATTAACTAATCAGGCAATAGTTCAAAGATTAACAGATTTAGGCGTAAGGCAAGATATATCAATTATTGCTGATTCAGCAGAACCTAAAAGCATTAGTGAAATAAGAATAGGCGGTTATGCAAATACTTTTCCTGCCAAAAAAGGTGCAGATAGTATTAGGCACTCAATCAACATACTACAAGACTACAAACTGAACGTTACGCAACGAAGTTTGAATATGATTAACGAGCTCCGCAATTACAGATGGGAAACCCAAGACGGGGCAGAAACAAAAAAGCCTATTGATAAGTACAATCATAGCCTTGATGCACTTAGATATGTAGCATTAAACAAACTAACTAAAGCTGGTAATGG